CACATCACCACTTTAGCACGCTAAAGTGTTAAAGTGGTAGTATGCAGGTGGGTCATCACAATTACATCACAATTACATCACAATTACATCACAATTACATCACAAATACAAGTTACCACTTTAGCACATTAAAGTGTTAAAGCGTGTCAATAAATCACGTTATCCAAACATGAAAATTTGTACAGTTTGACTATTTACAATATCGAAAAAATGTGCTATAATATAGGCACAAAAGAGAAAGGAGTGTAAAAATGTCCGATCAAAAAATTCATAACAACGAACGCGAAAGGAGGATCAATATCCTTACAGATATAGGTAAAAAATGTAGGGAGTACAGACACTCACTGTCACTCAGGATGTGCGATGTCAGCGAGCAGACCGGGTATAGCATCGCGCAAATCAGTAAATTCGAGCGCGGTCTTACAGATAGTGCTGTAATGTTAGCGATGTATGCACTTCTACATAAGGAGGAAAAAAATGACAAACCGAAAACAAATCTATAAGATTATGATATCGAAGATCAACGACATTACGAACCCATATACACTCGCTGACGTAGATGGTTACGTCTATAACGATATAGGGGTACGACAGACACCGGGCAAAAAGCACTGGACAGCAACACACCTACCGAGCGGACAGAAGATATGCTCAGCACCGACACGGCGCGAATGCTACATTACAGCCCGTGAGATGCTCGATAAGGTAGACAATTCAATACTACAGCAGGCAACAGACGAGTTTTTAAGACTAATAAAAGCAGAAAAGGAGCGAATTCAAAATGAACAGGGTAAGTAATAAGACAACCGCACAGAACAAGGCAAGTCATAAGACAACCGTACAGAAGAACACGAGCATTAACACAGGTTCATGGACGGAAGTAAGCGGTATCGCTTACATCATTATCAACACCTTTGGAGAGCGTAAGCAATACAGCACGGCGATTGCACGAAAAGATGAAGCGGGCAAATATGCAAAGGAGTATGTCCGTATTATCCCATGCCAAGGATGTGCGTTTCCAGCCGAACAGGGCGAACACAGGATAATCGGCAATCTGTCATTCAGAGATTTTTCTAACAAGAACGGAGAAGAAGTGCGCGAGCTGTGTATATACGCTCGAGAGATTATACCGATAGAAGATGTGACCGACGACATACCATTCTAATATAGAGGTGAGACTTAGTGGCAACCGTAAAAGACATATTATCCATGACGCGCCAACAGGTAGCCTCGATGGATATCGAACATATGCGAGCGGCTTTAGGTGTCTTGAGGGACGCTGGAAATAAACGCCTACAACGTCTCGAGGAGAGTGGCCTCGCAGAAAACAGCATCGCCTATCAGAACCTTGTCAATTACTGGCAAGATAACCCGCGATTCAAAATTGACAAAAATTGGACTCGCAATCAGGTATATTCGGAGTTTACCCGTGCTTATAACTATATGAAAAACAAGACAAGCACAGCGCGCGGTATAAAACAGGTTAGCGCGAAGGCATACCAGCGAGTGACAGGTGAGAAGTCGGGAACATGGACAAACAGCGGAGAGGAGCGCCAGTTTTGGGACGAGTATAACAGATATGCAAGGCGCATGAAACAACGCGGGCAACACTTTGATTCTGAGCAGATCCAACGCGCTACAAAGATCGTACAGTCGCGCGGTATACAATTCTCAAAGCGCAATATTGACCGAGTGGCGGAGAAGCTGCCGCCGAGGGGGGAGGACGGTGATAGCATACCGTATTGACGGCAGAGGACTGACATACGCAGAGATACAACGACTACTAAGAAAAATAGCCGAGGGAAGCCGCGACAAAGTTCGAACAAAAAAGCAGAAGTACATCAACCTCCCATGCGCCCTTGACATTGAGAGCACAAGCACGACAGTGAACGGAGAGAAGGTTGCATATATGTATCTTTGGACGTTCGCTATTGGCGAGCATATCATAATACAAGGGCGCACATGGCCTGAATGGCAGACAGCGATGGAGATGCTTGCAGCGTGCATGGTAGACGATGAGTATAATCTACTTATATACGTTCATAACCTTGAATTTGAATTTCAATTTATGCGGGGTTATGTTGAGATAACAGAGGTGCTAACTGCAAACAGGCGGCAGGTCATTGTGGCCAAGACTTCCCTTGGAATTGAGTTCCGCTGCTCCTACAAGTTATCCGGCAAGGGGCTTGCGTCTCTTGCCGGAGACGTAAAAAGTATGAGCATTAAAAAGCTGACTGGTAATCTTGATTATAGCAAGGTGCGACACGCAAGAACGAAGCTGACACGGCGCGAATATGCATACGCACTCAATGATGTGCTTATTATAGTGGGGTATATCAGAGATTGCATCGGCCGTGAGGGTCACATCAACAAAATCCCACTGACAGCAACTGGCTACACACGCAGACACTTCCGAGAGGCTTGCCTGTACGGCAGACACCAGTCATACCGTAAAAAAGTACATGCATGCAACCTTACGATCGAGACGTATACATTAATGCGCGAAGAGTTCGGTGGCGGTTTCGGACACGCAAGCGGACTGAATGTGATGCATACCCATACGGATGTACAATCATGGGACGAGAACAGTGCATACCCTACCATGTGCCTCGCGTACAAGTTCCCGGCAAGCGATTTTTTTCCTGAGGTTAACCCTCAAAAATATGACTACCATCTGCATAGACATGCATGTCTTTTCCGGGTGAGAATGACTAATGTACAACCGCTAATTATAGCAGAGCATCCACTATCCGAGAGCCATTGCAGGCACTTAAAAAAAGCTACTGTAGACAACGGGCGAATCGTCGCAGCCGACTATCTCGAGACAACATTAAACGAGGTTGACTTGCAGGTAATAAAGCGTTACTACTCAGCAGATATTGAAATGTTCGACTTCCATTATGCGTATAAGAGATACTTACCGCGCGAGTTCGTTGAGACGCTGCTCGAGTTGTACGAGGCGAAAACAAAACTAAAAGGTGTGCAAGGACGGGAAGAGGACTACATGATAGCCAAGGGCAAGTTCAATGCCGCATATGGCATGATGGTGGAGGCGGTGATCAAGGACGACATGCAATACATTAACGGCGAGTGGGTTGAAATTGATATAGATGCTGAAGAAGCAATCACAGACTACAACAAGAGTCCGAAACGATTCCTTTACTATGCATGGGGCTGCTGGGTGACTGCTTACGCCCGGCGCGCTCTGCTCCATGTAATAGCACAACTCGATGACGCTCATATATACGGAGATACAGATTCGAGTAAATGCAAAGAGGGTCACGAGGACGTTTTTATAAACTATAACCGATATATCACCAAGCAACTGTATCGCATATGCGACTATTACGGCATTGACCGTAAGCGGCTTGCTCCCGAGACGGCGGCCGGAGTGAAAAAGCCGCTCGGCGTTTTCGAGCATGAGGCCGACTACCGCGAATTCAAAACGCTCGGGGCAAAGCGATACATGTATATAGACAAGAGCGGGAAGCTGCATACCGTAATATCGGGAGTCAATAAAAAGATGGGTGCTGAGTGGTTCAAATCCAAAGCCGAGCAGCTCGGGACGTCACCCTTTGATCTGTTCGATGATGATTTAATCATCCCATATGAGGGATGCGGACGCTTGACACATACATATATAGACACACCAGCAAGTGGCTATATAGTGGACTATCGCGGAAAGCGCGGCCGATATGATGCGCGCAGTTCATCGCACTTGTCCAATGGCCAATACACACTCAACCTACTCGATTCATATATAGACTATATACACGATTTACAGGAGGGATATTACAATGTTAACAGCTAACCAGTTAGCAGACTTTGCGACAGATAAAGCACTCAATGTGTCAAGTGCGTACATGTGGGGCGATTACGGCAGAACAATAACGGAAGAGACTATAGCGCAGAAGTCGAAGCAATACCCGGCGAGATATTCAAAGAGACGGCAGAAGTATCTGAACACACTGACCAATGGCTATTGGATTGGTTGCGATTGCGTCGGTTTAGTTAAATGGTTCTTATGGACAGATTGCGGTAAGCACGATATCCGCTATGACAAGAGCAGCGACCTTAACGTTACTGGATTCAAGCGAAAATGCACTGTGCGCGGCAAGATACAAGACATGCCGGAGCAGCGAGGCTTGCTTCTATTCACGGCCGGACACGTAGGTGTATATCTCGGAGGTGGTAGTGTCGGTGAATGCACGTTAGGTGCGAGAGGTGACGGTATTATTATCAGCGACATCGAGGAAGCCCCGTGGGTTGAGTTCGGTAGGTTGTCATTGCTGGACTATGGCGCACAACCGTCAACTGATACTATTGAGGTAGGTGACATTGTTCAGTTTACCGGCGACGTACATTACACCAACGGTTTCGCATCAGTAGGACGTCCTGCCCGAAAGGGTCCGGCGAGAGTTACTCACTACAGGCCAACATATAGGCATCCATATCACATAATACACACAGACACTACATCTAACGTCTACGGATGGGTAGATTGTGATACTATACAAAAGTAATACTTGACAGTAGCAATCCTTTGTGATATAATAATATATCATAAGGGGGGTGCTACGTATGGAGATACTCGATATTATTACATCAGCGATTGCCAATCTCGGCTTCCCGATTGCATGCTGTATCGGACTCTTCTATAAAATGAGTAAGGATGATACAAGGCATAAGGAGGAGGTAGATGAACTGCGCAAGGCCATTGACCGCAACACTGAGGTAATCGCGAGTCTGTCGGAGCATTTAAGGGGTGATTGATATTCTAAGTGATAAGTATTACACAGACAACTGGCCCAAGTATGACGACTTCACGGACAAGACAGCAATAGCCCGTAAGCTCATATGGCAGAAGTTGAACGTGTCAACACAGATGTTCACAGCTGACGGACTGCCTGCTACCATACCGTATCGTGACTATGAGCATATACTGCAGACGCATGGGTATGTGATTATAACAGAAGTACCAGGCAAAGGGCTGTATGCTTTCGGTGACGAGATAGGCGGCGAATATAATCCGTATTATCTCCCAACAAAAGCAATCATTGCCAATCCTGCACTTGACTTTTACGCCGAGCGGACTATAGGCAAGGACTGCGTCGTTATTCGCAACGATTCTATGTTCATGGGTATGATGCCTATGTACAACAGATACGCATCATTGATAACCGACGCTATTATAACACTCCGTATGGCATGCATAAATAAGCGTTCATCCTTCACGTTCAGTGCGAGTGATGAGCGTGGAAAGCAGAGTGCTGAGACGTGGTTGAAGCGCCTTACCGACGGCAAGTACAGCGTTATAGATTCGGATGAGCTTTTTAGAGCTGTAGACGTTAAGCCGACCGGGGGCGGCGATACTCTCACAGGGCTGATAGAGTATATCAATTATCTGTCCGCCAAGTGGGATAACGATATCGGGATTAATGCCAATTACAACTTGAAGCGGTCAGAGCTTCACACCGCTGAGGTACAATTGAACGAGTATGCACTACTGCCGCTCGTCGACGATATGTACAAGTCTCGCGTCATAGGTTGGGACGAGGTCAATAGCATGTTCGGCACCAATGTAAAAATACAATATAACAGCGTGTGGCGCATGACGCGCGACGCAGAGGAGGTAAAAGAAGATGTGCAAGAGGATGAGATACAAGCTGGGTCAGATAGTGGAGTTCATGCCGGCGGTGAGCAGTTTCCGGAGGATTGATCCGCTGTATGCACTTGTGACGTACTGGGCTGAATGCCCGTTCAAGTCGCTGATACCAAGCGCAACAGGCTCGAACGCGTGGACAATACATCACTGGCGCAGCTATAGCAAACCGTTGCAGTCTATTCTTAACGACTATATAGAGGACTACACAAGCGAGAACTTCTATGACGAACCGCGAACCGAGAAGTCGATATCTACCAGCGACTTTAACACCATTATTAATCAGTATGTTGTCCCCATGTACGGCGAGAAGTGGACGCGACTCTATGACGCTCTATTTGCCGAATACAACCCGATTCACAACTACGACATGACCGAAAGCGAAACAAAGAGCAACTCGGGGACAATCAACACGGACAACACACAGACGCGCAACGGCTCGACTACACAGACCGTGAATATCTACGGCTATAACAGCAGCGATGCTACACCGGCCAACAATAATACCGGCACGGACGAGACGACGACGACCGACAAGGGCAGTGCAGAGACGAGTGCCAGCGAGACGCGAGAGCTCACGCGCGCCGGTAATATAGGTGTGACTACATCTGCGCAGATGATCGAGGGTGAGCTTAATCTCCGTAAGACGGTATTCTTAGGGATCGTAATAGAGGACCTTGACGATGCATTGACACTCGGGATATATGATGATTGCATCAGAGGGGGTGGATATATATGAGTAAGGCAACTCAGTCACGGCGATACGGCAAGCGTGATTACATCGACCTGCGCTACCTTGGCACATTGGCTTCCGGTAATACGGTAGTAACCAGCACTATAACGCCGGAGACAATAGGCCAACTCTATCAGGCGCAGACCGAGCAAAAAAGCATCATTGCTTCTATCGCGAACGGTGACGCGATTGGCAGTGTGTCGATGTCAATAGTAGGAGCTGCAAGCACTATGGCACACACCTGGAAAGCTGTATGCGGGTCTGTAACTATAACAATCGCTCGAACAAACCCGCTCGGCACTGCATCGATATGGACAATTAATGTACAATAAGGAGGACACGAAATGAAAGTTAATCAAGTATCTGAGATTCTGAATTCGCTAATGCAGCAGACCACAGGCCAGACGGATATCGTGAATACCGACCTGTCCAATGTGGTGGACGCTGGCAATGCAATCTTCGATGCTATGTCTGTTGACAATTATGTCAAGAAGTTAATCGACCATGTAGGCCGTGTAGCTGTGGTAGATAGACGGCTTGACGTCAGCGCACCGTCGCTTATTATGGATAATTGGGCGTACGGTGCTGCCCTCGAAAAAATTACAATCGCTATGCCTGAGGCAGAGAATAACCCTACTTGGAATCTCACCGATGGTCAGACGTACAATCAGGACACCTTTTACACGCCGGATGTCACGGTGAAGTTCTATCAGCAGCGTGACACTTATTCGATCCCGATGTCACGCGCTGAGATGCAGATACGCAGTGCGTTCAGCAGCCCGGAACAGTTGATGGCGTTCTTCGCTGGCCTTGAAACTCAGATCCGGAATGCCATGACACTCAACACCGATAATCTGATCAGGTCAACACTGAATACCATGTTCGGTGTGACACTTGCTGATGAGTTCAGCAATGGCACATATACGGGTGTTACGTCGGTTAAGGCCGTCAATCTCCTGCACGAATTCAACACAATTAATAGTACACAGCTCACAGCCGCGCAGGCTATGACCGACCCCGACTTCCTGCGATTTGCTTCTAACCGGATGCGTAACTATATCAACTGGTTATCGTCAGCAACGTCATTGCTTAATGTCGGCGGTACAGTCAAGTTCACGCCGCGCGATGACCTGCATGTCGTTCTGCTGTCCGAATTCTACAATGCCGCTAATACGTACCTACAGTCCGACACGTTCCATAATGAGTTTACCTCGCTTCCTCTCGGCGAGATTGTCCCCTACTGGCAGGGCAGCGGCCAGGGCTTCAGCTTTGAAGACACCTCGAGTATTGATATCAAGATACCTAATAGCGGTGGTAGTGGGACTACTATCACAGCGAGCGGAATACTCGGTTGCATGTTCGACAGGTGGTGCATGGGCATTAACAATCAGAACTTCCGTGCACCGACGCACATCAATGCCGCCGGCGAGTTTGTCAACACATTCTATAAATATGACGGTGGATTCTTCTACGATTCGAATGAAAACTTTGTCATGTTTTATATCGCTTAATTCTTTTCATCCTTTCTTCCAGTTTTGCCCCGTGCTTATTGTGCGGGGCATTACTTCTAAAACGAGGTGATACAATGCCTAACATATATCTATATCGCAATAGTTCAGAACCTATCAGGGTTGTTAAGGAGGCTTTCATTACGCCAACTATAGCAGACCCTAACGGGGAAGCTATCCCGGTACCGTTCACTGTTAAGGGGGAGTGTGACATACTCAACCCGGTGATTGATTTATACTTCGACGGGTCAACAACGCCAATTATAACCGCTAACTACGCGCATATCCCTGAGTGGCAACGGTACTACTATATTACCGACGTGACCAGTGTGCGCACCGGTATGTGGCAGCTGTCGATGCATGTAGATGTTCTATACTCGCATGCGACAAACATTGCAAAAATACCCTGCGTATGTGTGCGCAATCGTAATGTATACAACAGTTATCTAATCGATGACAGGGTCCCGCTGCAGAACAACTATAATGTGCAATATATATCGGGAACAGGCTCGCCGCTAATACCTGTGTCGGCTACCGGTGCAGGTGATTATGTGTACGTGGCTACTGTCATAAGAGGGGAGGCACAGCAGTGAGTCGTACTATTACAATATATGACCCTACTGGTGGCACTATAACGACGAGAACCAACCCCAATGATGCCACTACAACATGGATATCGTATGTTCGATTCGAACAGGTTAACCCCTCTGAATATAGGATGTTTATTGGCTGGTACGGCAATCCATCGGAACCAGTTACTCAATACAACTGGCCATATAACGGAGATCTCGACTCTATATCGATTGCGATGGCGAATAGCCCCATTCTCAGGATTGAATTAGGGACTATAAGAGACTGTGATTCGGGCAGTTTTATCGGTAAGGACAGTACAACATTCTCGGTGAACTGCATCGCTCATACATACATACCACCATCTGTACCTGATACTGACAGGGTTCCATACGGGATTAATTATAATATGTACGCACTCAATCCCACTAATATGGGTAGATTCTTCGACGATATATGGAATGTCGATTGGAATGCAAACGGTGCTGTATATAACGACCTCAATAGCGCGATAGTATCTATCATGCTATATCCGTTCGACCTTACCTCGATAGACAGCAGCGGGTTAGCAGATGATGCTTTAGTACAGATTGGAAATCGTAATCTGTCCACTGCCCGCGGACGCAAGGTATTAGGGGCATTTGACAACGTGCTGTCGATTGGTTCTATAACGATACCATACTACTACAATAATTATCTCGACTTCGCACCCTATACGACTATACAGCTTTGGCTTCCATATGCCGGCTTCAGGTCAATTGACCCTGCGCTGTGTATTGGAAGAACGCTGACCGTCACATACTCAGTTAATCTTGCGGCTGGTGACGCCCTCGCACAGATATCTAATGGTCAACAGGTCATATATACAGAGAGTATACAGCTGGGTATAGCCATACCGATTACGACTAATAATGCAGCACAAACACAGATAGCGAATTATCTGCGTGACGTCAACAGGTCTGAGATTGTATATAATGCTGTAATGGGCGGTATATCGGGTGTTGGGTCTCTTGCTGCAGGTGCTGCAACCGGTAAGGCTGCATCTGCTATTAGCGGTGTGTCGGGGCTGGCCGGGACTGTAGCGAATACAATATTCAGTTCACAAAAGAACGCAGTTCCCCCTATAGCGACGATATCCAGCGGTGGTGTCAATGGGGGTGCTTCCAATATATACAACGTACCAAATATATACGCGATAGTGCGCAGGCCACAGCGTGACAGAGTGCAGGAACACAGCACTCTATACGGGTGGCCGTGCCACGAGAGCGGCGTTTGCGGTGACTTCAAGGGCTATTCGGAATTTGGTGTCGTCCACATGGCCAACCTGCCTGATTGCTACCTCGATGAGGTGAACGAGATACGACAGTTGCTTCATTCGGGGGTGATTATGCTTGGGTAACTCTGTAAAGTATTACGACCCGCGCCGACTGCTGAGCAAAGACGCGAGATATAGTATTGTTTTTGGTTTGCGTTCCAACGGCAAGACGTATGCATTTACCAAAATCATATTGGATAACTACGTCAAGCACGGCAAGCAGGGTGCTTATGTCCGGCGCATGGACGAGGATATACGCCCGAAACGCGCCAGTCGTCTGTTTGCCCCTTTCTATGAGGGTGACAAAAATTATATCAGTAAAATCACTAAAGGTGAATTTGACACGGTGCGCTTGCGTGGTAACGCTTTTTATTTGTGCAAGTTTGATGAAGAAACGCGAAAACTTGTATACGATTTCAGGCCTTTTTGCTATGCCTTCTCCTTATCAAGCATGGAGCATGACAAGTCGACAAGCTATCCGCTGATAACCTCGATATTCTTTGACGAGTTCATTACTCGGGGTGCTTATCTACCCGACGAGTTCGTTTTATTTGCTAATGTTATATCTACTATCCGCCGTGACCGGATGGACGTAAAGATATATATGGCGGCTAACGCGACATGTAAGTACGCCTGCCCGTACTGGGGTGAAATGGGTATAAAGCATATCAAGAAGATGCTGCCTGGCATGATAGACGTGTACAGCTACGGCGGTTCTAATATGCGTGTTGCTGTCGAGTATGCAGAGCCTGATGCTGTGAAAGCAAAGCGGGATATGGAATTCTTCGCCTTTGACAACCCACAGTTGAATATGATATCGTCGGGCGAATGGGAAGTCCCCATGTACCCGCATTGCCCAGTCAAGTATAAGCGCGATTCCGTCATTTTTACGTATTTTATAGACTTTGACGGCGAGCTGCTTCAGGCTGATATTGTTAAGTTCGGGATGCATAATTTTACGTACGTGTACCGCAAGACAACACCATTGCAGGAACGGACGCGGGATATAATCTATCATGACATGCCGAAAAGTGATGTCCGTTACAGAACCAACATATCGAGGATTACGGACGAGCGCACGCGGGCTATATGGTGGTATTATGCTAATGATAAGGTGTTCTATCAGGATAATGATGTAGGTGAGATTGTCAACGCATACCTGAATAAATGCCTGCAATAATAGAAGTGGGGGCTTGTTACAACTCCCACTCCTCTATTCTCAACAGAGCAAATCATCGATTTTGTCCGCGTCGTCGCATAGCTCCAACGTATCAACGTCGCATATGACGCTGTTGAACTCATCGGCATACCATGCGTAGGTTCGTCCGTCTCTGCCTGTGTTGATTGACATATAGCCATTGGTGATGTCGAGTGCAAGGGTATCAATAGATTCTCTCAAGTAAGTGACCTTGATTCTCTCCATTGCCAGCTGCTCCATGTGATTGTATGTTGTCATTGTTAACACACTCCTTTCTCTTTTGTGCCTATATTATAGCACATTTTTTCGATATTGTAAATAGTCAAACTGTACAAATTTTCATGTTTGGATAACGTGATTTATTGACACGCTTTAACACTTTAATGTGCTAAAGTGGTAACTTGTATTTGTGATGTAATTGTGATGTAATTGTGATGTAATTGTGATGTAATTGTGATGACCCACCTGCATACTACCACTTTAACACTTTAGCGTGCTAAAGTGGTGATGTG